ATACCACCAGGTTTAGGTCATGGACATAATGTTTATACTGAGTTAGGAACTGACAGAGTAATTGTTTATGCAAGATTTGATGATTCAACAAAAGATTTTCCGATTGATACAAAATTTGCTCAAGTTGGAGTTGTAAAAAATCCGACAAAAGTTGGTACAGCAGTAACATATACTGATAATACGTATTCTTCTTTACAAGCAGTTAAATTTGATACTGTAACTGGTGTTCCACAAGTTGGTGAAGAANTTAAACAAGTTTTAACAATATCTCCAAATATAGGTAAAGTGGCAACTGGTTACATTGCATCTTATGATTCAGAGACTAAAGTATTAAAATATTTTAGGGATAGATCACTTAACTTTAATAGAACGACTTATGACCATACTGATTATGCAGGTATTTCAACTGCAGGTAGAATATATGAATTTGAATCAGCAGTTGGTGCAAATAACATAGAAGGTAAGTCATCATTTTTCTCAGGTTCGATATCTCGCTCCTTCTCTGGTATTACAACAAATCCTACAGGTAATAAATTAATTAACTTAGGAGTTAACTTTATAACAGGACTCTCTAATTCTGAGATAAATAAAGGGTCAGGAGAAATAGTTTACTTGGACAACAGACCATTAATTGTTAGAAACTCCCGTCAAAAGGAAGATATTAAAATCATACTAGAATTCTAAAATGCCACAAAAGACTAATTTAAATATATCACCCTATTATGATGATTTTAATAAGGACGATAATTTTTACAAAATACTATTCAAACCTGGTTATCCTGTTCAGGCAAGAGAATTAACTGGTTTACAGTCTCTTTTACAAAATCAAGTTGAATCTTTTGGTAAGCATATCTTCAAAGAAGGTTCAATGGTTATTCCTGGTAATATTGAACTTGATAATTCATATTTCGCTGCAAAAATAAACGATTCACATCTTGGCATTGATGTTTCAGTTTATTTAAATGAAATTATAGCGTCTAATGGTGGTAAAGGTTTAAGAGTTAGAGGACAAACTTCAGGAACGGTTGCAGTTATAAAGAATTATATTTTACCTCCTGCTGAAGGTGTTGATAATATTACAATTTTTATTAAATATCAACAATCAGGAACTGATGGAGAAAGTGCAGCGTTTCCAGACGGTGAAATATTAATTCTTGAGGAACCTTTAACATATGGTAATACTACATTAACTATTGGTGAGACTGTATTAACACTGGTCTCTGAGGAAGCAACAGCAACAGGTACTGCTTTTGGTGTAAATGCTGGTGTTTACTTTTTACGTGGAAGTTTTGTTGATGTTCCATCATCACTTATTATATTAGAACCATATTCTACAACTCCATCTTATAGAGTTGGTTTTGATATTTCTGAGGAAGTTATAAACTCAAATGATGATGATGCGTTATACGATAATGCAAAAGGATTTACTAACTTTGCTGCACCAGGTGCTGATAGATTTAAAATATCTGTAAAACTAGCTAAAAAAGCATTAGACGACTACGAAGATACAAACTTTGTAGAGTTAATGAGAACTGATCAAGGTGAAATAAAGAAACTACAAGATACTTCAACATATAGTGAATTAAAAAAATATTTTGCAAAAAGAACATATGATGAATCAGGTGATTACTCAGTAGAACCATTTAGACTCGATATTCAAGAATCTCTCAATAATGAAATAGGTAATAATGGTTTATTTACAGAAGATAGACTTACCGATGAAGGAAATACACCTGGCGAAGATTTACTATGTATTAAACTGTCACCAGGACGTGCGTATGTTAAAGGATTTGATGTTGATTTAACTGGAACAACTGTTCTTGATGTTGATAAACCAAGAGATATAGAAACAGTAAATGCTGCGTCTATTCCATTTGAAATGGGTAGTATGATACGTGTTAACAATGTACAAGGTACTCCGTTTATTAATATTGGTGGTGGAACCGCAAATGTTATTACATTAAGTAAATCACGTAAGGTTAGTGGTAGTAATAGTCCTGTAATTAATGAACTAGTTGCTAATAGCACGATTGGTGAAGCAAGAGTATATTCATATAATGTGACTGATGCATCATACAGTGCGTCAACTACACAATTTGATTTGTATTTGTATGATATTCAAACATTTACAATTTTAAAATGTAATGCTTTTACTAATGCGAATGTTATAAAAGGTTCAAGAGTTAGAGGTAAAGCAAGTGGAGCAGAGGGATATGCTGCTTTAGATGCTGGTTCTACTGGTGTACATGAAATAGCAGTATCAGAGACAACAGGTACCTTTATAAAAGGTGAGCAGTTAGTTATAAATGAAAGAGCAGTGGTTGCAGATGTTTCAGTTAAAGATATTGTTGCATATACAGTTGATGATATTAAATCAGTATTCCAAGATGCAGATGGTCTAAGTTCTGGTTTATTATCTAATTTTAGTGCGGATACTGTTTTGTATGAAAAATCATTATCAGGATTTTCAGTTACTGACCAATTAAATATCACAGGAAATACTGCAACTGTCAACAATCGTAATTTTGCTGCAAAGGTAGGTATCCATACAGATGCGATAATCGCATATCAAAGAGGTGATTTTGAAGATATAGTTTACAATAAAATTACTGATATATCAGTTGATGGTAAAACACTGACTTTAGGTGCTGTTGGTGTTCACACTGGTGTTAATAGAGGTGAGGTTCTTGCTTCAGGTATATCTACATCATCTCCATTCAGACTTGTAACACCTATAGTTCAAAATCTTGATGGATCTGGAATATTTACAGAATTACCAAAACCAAATATTGCAAGTGTAAATCTTGCAGACTCTAATTTAGTCATATCTAAACAAATTACTGGAGGACCAGCAAATATAAGTAGCAATTCAATTCAATTTGCATCATCAGTAGGATTAACAACTTCAGTCGGTATTACAAGTGTATTTTTTGAACCATTTGATGCGGAAAGATATTCAATTCATTATTCAGATGGAACAACAGAACCATTAACAGATGATCAAGTAGAGATAACAAATAATGGAAATCTTATCACTTTCAATGGACTATCAAAATCAAGTGGAAGTGCAGTAGTAAATGTAACTCTTAAAAAACTTGGTCTTACAAGTAAAACGAAAGACTTTGTAAGAAGTCAAAAAGTTGAGGTTACAAGAACAGTTGGTGTTTCAACTTTAGCAAGTTTATTAGAACCAAGTGGTGCATTTGGATTAAGAGTTGAAGATGTAGAAATATCATTAAATGTGCCTGATGTTGTAAATGTTGTCGCAGTTCTTGAATCTAAAGATGCAAATGCACCTGTATTGGATAAATTAAAATTTATTGCAGGATTAAATTTAAATACAAATGCAATTGTTGGTGAATTAATAGTTGGAAAAGATAGTAGAGCGATAGGTCAAATTGTAGATCGTAACGTAAATGATATTACTTTCATCTATATGAACGATAGCAAATTCCAAATAGGTGAAGTTGTTAATTTTAAAGAATCTGCAATCGAGTCAGTTTTACAAGGTGTAGAGCTTGGTAATTATATTGATAGAACTGAAAATTACGTTTTAGATAAGGGACATAAAGAGCAGTATTGTGATTATTCATCAATATTAAGAAATCAAGGTTCTGCAATACCTTCAAAAAGATTATTGATTATCTTTGATCAATATCAGGTTGCAAGTGGAAATGTTGGTGATATATTTACAGTCGGATCATATGGTGAAGAAAGATATTCTGATGATTTACCAGTGATTGGAGATGTAAGAGCATCAGATGTGCTTGATTTTAGACCAAGAGTTAATAAATTTGTACCAGATGGAACAGCAAAATCACCATTTGCTTTCAGTAGTCGAACTTTTGAGTCAACTACACCTTTTGTTATTTCACCAGGTGAAAGTTCTTTCATGGGATTCAGTTTTTATCTTGGAAGAGTTGATAAGTTAGTTATTGATAAAGATGAAACAGTAACAGTAGTACAAGGAGTATCAGCGGAGAATCCTGTTCCACCATCAAGTAATAGTAGTGCAATGGAGGTTGCAACAATCATATATCCTCCATATCTTTATAATGTTAAATCTGAACCTGAGATAAGAATGCGTGATAATCGTAGATTTACGATGCGTGATATTGCAAATCTTGAGAAAAGGATTGAAAATTTAGAAACAATTACATCTTTAAGTGCTCTTGAATTAGATACAAATGCTTTCCAAGTTAAGGATACTGATGGATTGAATAGATTTAAGACTGGTTTTGTTGTTAATGATTTTAAAAATAGAGACTTTATAGATTTTACTCCTGACAGTGGTTCAAGATGTGATATTGACACAGTACAAAAAGAATTAATTAGTGCGATTGATTTTTGGTCTATGAATCCTGAATTAGCATTAAATCCTGCGATTAATACAGAAACTGCCGATTTAGATTCTAACTTACAATTATTAGATCCAAATTGTAAGAAGACTGGAGATTTTATTACATTAGATTATGAAGAAGTTGATTGGATAGAAAATCCACAAGCTACTGGAGTTGAAAATGTTAACCCATTTAATGTTATTGCATTTAATGGAAGTATTAAATTAGATCCACCTTCTGATAACTGGACAAGAACAATTTATGTTAATAATGTAAGAACAGAATCAACTGGTGCAAGATGGGTAGAGCAATCAAACGTTGTCTCTAACACTGCTGTTAGAGGAAGGTCTCATTCTCATTCTCGTCTGGAAACTAGAGTAGCAGGAAGAACGGGAAGATTTACTAATATTTTTAGAAGACGCAGAGGTCATTTCCACGGACAAAGATTCCACCAAGTTAGAGTTACAGAGACAAGAACTCAAGTAACAAGAAGAATAGAAAGAAGTTTTACTAATACATTAGTAGGTCCATCAGAAGAGAGGGATTTTGTTGAAAGTACAAAGATAACTGGAAGAAACGTTGATCAATTTATGAGGTCAAGAAATGTTTATTTCCAAGCAAGTGGACTAAAACCATTTACTAGACATTATCATTTCTTAGATAGTGGTATCCCTGATATAGTACCCAAATTAGTTGAAATTGAAATGTCATCTGGTACTTTTAGTATATTAGAAGATGTTAAAGTTGAATTAAATGGAACTCAAATCGCTTTAATTAGATCTCAAGAACCAAATCATAAAGTTGGTGATGAGAGTAGACCTGAATTTTCTGCAGGATTAGGATCACCTGCTTCCAATGTTGAAAAATACACAGTTGATCCATATGATCGTGCAAGACCAGCACCATCAGCAACTTATTCTGCCACATCAAGACTCTTTAATGTTGATGTAACTGGATTAGCAAACTTAGAAAAATATTCTGGATACCTTGTAAAAGGTGCTAAATTAACTGGACAGTCCAGTGGTGCTGTTGCAACAGTTACAAGTATTAATCTTAATTCTGATAATTGGGGTGATTTAATTGGGGCATTTTTCTTTAGAAATGCAAATACAACACCAAAACCACCTACATTATTTACAGTTGGTACAAAAACATTTAGAGTTACATCATCTGCTGATGGTACACTTCCAATACCTGGCAGTGCAGCATTATCAAGTAGTGCAAGTGGAACTTATCTTGGAACTGGTACAGTATTAACACAGCAAAATAATGTTGTTCAAGTTAGAAATCCACCCCGTCCACCACAAAGAGAAAATGAAGTCGAAGTAAGGACTTCAACAGAGACTTCTCGAAGTGAACAAGTTGTTAGAGTCTTTGGAAGAAGAAGACGTAGAAATTGGAGGAGAAGAAGGAGAAGAGGAAGGAAAGATCCTTTAGCACAATCATTCACAGTAGATGGAACAGGAGCGTTCCTAACATCCTTTGATGTTTATTTTGCTGCGAAAGATGAAACTGCTAAATTGACAGTTCAGTTAGCAACTGTTGAGTTAGGTATTCCAACAATTAACTTAGTTCAAGACTTCACTGAAGTAGTATTAAATCCAAGTGATATTAATATATCAGGTGATGCATCAGTGCCTACAACTATAAGATTCCCATCTCCAGTGTTCTTACCACCAGATGAGGAATATGCATTAATATTCTTATGTCCACAATCTGACAAATATGAGATGTGGGTATCTACAATGGGTCAGAAGTCAATTAAGACAACTCAATTACCTGATGTTCAGAACGTTATTGTTTCTAAACAGTACATTGGTGGTAGTTTGTTTAAATCACAGAATGGTACAATTTGGACACCAAGCCAAAACCAAGATTTAACATTTAAACTTCGTAAAGCAAAATTTGTTGATTCTGGTAATGTAAGACTTTATAACACACCGATTGAACCAGGTAATAGAAATTGTCAGGTATTACCTGCAAACCCAATACGTTCTCTTCCAAGAAAATTAATTGTTAAAATTGATGGATCTGGAACAAGAACAAATTCTGTATTCCCACTTGGTAGAAAAGTAAGTACAGGTGCTGCTTCTGATTTAGAGGATCAAAGTGTAACTGGTATTATTGAAGGTCAGGGAGCACCAGTTACTAATGAGGAAATAGCAACAGGTGGAAGAGGATACTCATTCTCTAGTGCAACTGCAGTACCAACAGTAGCATTAACTGGAAGTGGAACTGGATTAACAGTTAACGTAACACTTTCTGGTGAAGTTGTTACTGGTGTAGCGATTAATAATGGTGGTACAGGTTATCAAGTTGGTGATGTATTTACTTTTGATAATTCTAATGCTCAAGTCATTAGAGGTGCTGGATTTAAAGGTGCTGTAACTGGAGTTAACTCAACATTTGATACTCTTTATCTAACTGATGTTCAAGGTGAAAAGTTTACAAATAATGAAACACTTGTTCATTACGGTGCTAACAACACTACAAGAACTGTAGCAACCAACGTTGCTGTAAATGGTGATTCAACACAAAATGGAGATTTATTTGCTGGTAATGTATTTGAAGTTACACAGTATAATCATGCTCATCATGGTGCAACTAATAAAGTTGAAATTGTAAATGTCAAACCAGATACGACAATAGTTCCTTCAACAAATGCATTAACTGCTGAAAGCACTACCGTTTCACTTGCTAATACTGCTCCTTTTGCATCATTCCAAGGAATATCTACCGATAGAGGAACTGCATTAATTGAAGAAGAAGTAGTTTCATACGTTTTAGGTACAGGTCAACTTACTTTAACTAGAGGTGTCCTTAATACAACAGCACTTCCACATGTAGAGGGTGCAAGTGTACAAACATATGAAGTAAACGGAGTTTCTCTTGCAGGTATTAATACAATATTTACAGTTCCCACAAATGCTACACTCGTAGATGCTGTTAATGTAGATAATTACTATCTTGAGGTTAATAGGACTGCTTTAGATCCTTTAAACCAGAGAACTGGTAATTCATTATTGTGCTTTACTAATGAGAGAGCATTAGGTGGAAATACAGTGAAAATATCACAAAACCATCAATATAGTACATTTGCTCCAAATATTAATTTTATAACACCTGGTACAACTACAGATGTCACTGCAAATCTTAGAACTATAAGTGGAACAAGTGCAGATGGAACTGAAATATCATTCCTAGATCAGGGTGTAATACCAACTACATTGGGTGAAACTACATTCTTACCAACACCTAGACTGATTGCATCTAAGATTAATGAGGATAAACTTACATTCTTCCCTAAGAGTAAATCTATAGAATTAAGTGTTGATATGACTACTGCAGATGATAATTTATCACCAGTATTGGATATAAAGAATGCAACATTTGTTTATGGTAGAAATAAGATTAACAATCCCGTAGGAATTGAAAATTATGCAACAGATAGTCGCACTAATTCAATTGACAATGATCCTCATGGTTCTAGATTTGTAACTGAGATGACTCATTTAAGTCAACCAGCAACATCATTAAAGGTTCTTATTTCTGCTAATCGTGCACCAGAAGCAGACTTTAGAGTATTCTATCGTTTATTGACTGCCGATTCAACAGAAGTGGGAACAACATTTAGACCGTTTCCTGGATTTAAAAATATGAAAGATCTTGATGGTGATGGATTTGGTGATGAAGTCATTGATGAAGCGAAAAACGATGGTAGACCTGATGCATCTGTATCACCTAACATAGATGATGAATTTTCAGATTATCAATTCTCAGTTGATGAGTTAGAGCAGTTTAGTGGATTTGCAATCAAAATTGTAATGATAACAACTAATGAGTCTGAAGCACCTAGATTTAGAGACTTCAGAGCAATCGCACTAGCATAATGGTAGTTAAAGTAGATAAAAGTAAAGACTTTATCAAATCAGGTAAAGTCTTAATTACCGAATACCCAAAACAAAAGAAAAAATAATGTTACCAGTAGAAGGACATAAAAGTTTATTTCGTGATGAAAGCACTAATGCGATTGTCAATACAGATACTATTGCATATGATAATTATATGAATAATAAAATAACCAACTCTGATAAAAAGGTAGAGATGGATGAAGTTAAACGTGAACTTGCAGAGTTAAAATCTATGCTAAAAGACCTTGCTTCAAAGATAACATCATAGTAAATATAAATACTTTTTAGATCTGAATACACTAACCTAGATGGGAGATATCAAAGTCAGAGTTGGACAACAAAATGCCACAAAGGTGATTTCATCTCTGGCAGGTGCTCAAACTCTATCATTAACAGAATTAAGTGATGTGAATATACCAGGAACATTACAAAATGGTATGGTTCTTGTTTTTAATGGTGTAACGAAAAAATTTGACGCAACATTGGAGTTGACTCCAGGTGCAGCACAGAACTTAGACATCAACGGGGGAAATTTCTAAATGGCTAGCATTATTAGAATCAAACGATCATCTGGTACCGCTAAACCAGCGAGTTTGAATTGGGGTGAAATGGCATATGTGACTGGTGTAGGTCAGTATGGTGGCACAAACCAATATAAAGACAGAGTATTTTTAGGAGACGACGGTACAAACGTCAATCCAGTTGGAGGATTTTACTATACATCTATGATGGAGCACACACCTGGTGCTTTGAATGGTGTAACAAATTCAAGAAATAGTGATGGTGGTATTGTAGCAATACTCGATAGTAGTAGAAAAATAGATGTTTGGAATGTAGATAATTTAACTTTAGATACAAATACACTATCCTCAACTGATACTGATGGTGATATAATCCTTAATCCAAATGGATCTGGTGAGGTAATGATACCTGA